TAGCCGGGTCGTAACAAGCGGGCGGTTCGACCTATCGAGTCCGGGTCGTCGAAGCGGGCCGCAATCCCAATGCGGAACCCCAAACAATGGCTGACATGAATGTAACCCCGGCAAGACCGGGTCTAACCCCAATAATCTGGCAATCAGACTTTTGGGTTGAGTATCTCAGAGAAAATCAGTTTACGCCCTACTTCGGGACAACAATGGATGCAATGATACAATTGCAGACCGATTTGACAAGGAAACGTGGCGACACCGTCGTCTTCCCCACCGTCCGCAATCTGGTCGGAGCCGGCGTAACGGGCAACACGGTGCTCGAGGGCAATGAGGAGATACTGAACGCCCGCAGCCTGAACGTCGTTGTCGGCGTCATCCGGCACGCCGTGGCTGTGTCGGAATGGGACGAGCAGAAGAGCATCATCGACCTGCTCCAGGCCGGTCGCCAGGTGCTGAAGAACTGGGCGGCGAACAAGTTACGGGCCGACATCATCACCAGCCTTGGCGCCATCACAGCTGATGGCAATGTGCAGCTCACCTACGCGGTGGCAACGGCGGCACAGCGCAACACCTGGCTGGTGAACAACTCGGATCGCGTGCTGTTCGGTGCCAGCAAATCCAACAACACGGGCGTCTATGCCACCTCGCTGACCAACGTCGACAACACCGCCGACAAACTCACCGCCGCCCAGGTCACGCTGGCAAAGCGCATCGCGCGCACCGCCACGCCCAAGATCCGGCCTATCCGCGTCAACCGTGACGAGGAGTGGTACGTGATGTTCGTGCCCAGCATGGCGTTCCGCGATCTGATGCTAGATCCGGTGATCATCAACGCCCTGCAATACGCCTGGAACCGCGGCTCCGACAATCCGTTGTTCACCGCTGGGGATATTCTCTACGATGGCGTGATTATCAGGGAAATCCCTGAATTGCCGGTGCTGGCGGGTGCTGGCTCGGGGGGCACCACCGATGTCGCTGCATCGTATCTCTGCGGCGCGCAGGCGATCGGCATCGCCTGGGCTCAGCGCACCAAAGTGATCGAGAACCGACGCGACTACGGGTCAACCATTCATTAGGCCCCTTCGCTCAGCAATGAGTGTCGAACAATCTGGTGAACTCAGGGGACATCTCTCGTAGACAATCCTGAGCCAAGCCGCCGAGAGGCGGAAGGTGCAACGACCATCCCCGGAAGGGGAGTAGGGCCAAGCGGCCCGAAGCGCCAGACACCCCACAGGGGTGATGATATGGTCTCCTCTCATCCGCGAGGATGAGCAGCCCAAATGGGCGGTTGGGGAATTAGCGAGCCTCAGCGAAGAAAAAGGTCTTTAATGGCGTCGGAGTCGAGGAGATCAGAGGCGTCCAAAAATTACGCTTTGGCGTCGATCCGACCGTTGACACAACGAAACCGGTAGATAACGGTGTAGTAACGGTTTGGTCGGCCGCTGTAGCTGACGCCTAATGATGTGCTAGACTGAGCGAAGCCAGGGAAGCGTCTCACCGCCGCCCTGGCCTCTGACCGCAACTGACATGGAGCGTCAATCGTGGCTAAGCCTTATGTGCCCTATGCAGGGCCAATAATCCATCGTGCCCAGGCTCTCAAGCTAAGCCTGCCGCGGTTCTTCACCGGCAAACCATGCAAACACGGCCACATGAGCCAGCGTGCAACAGCTCACGGCGCTTGCGTCGTTTGCCACTATCAGAGCGGCATGGCTTATAAAGCCGCCAATCACGCCAAGGTATTGGCCGACTCACGCGACTACTACAGGTGCAATCGAGAGACCATCCTCGCTAAGTTTGTGGCGCGATATGCGGCCGATCCAACGCAACACAGGGCACGCTATCTAGCTAATGCTGAGGTCGTAAAGGCGCGCACCAAGGCGCGACGGCAGGCAAAGCCAGACGAGGTCAGGGCGACCAATCAGGCTTGGTATGCCGCCAACAAGGCACTTGTGATGGAACGCGTTCGCGACTGGAACGCGGCCAATCCAGAAGCAACGAGAAGTCGAGGACGGAACTACAGGGCGCGCTTCAAAGAGGCTGATGGGTCACACACAGGTGACGACATCAAAGCCCTGTTCATCAAGCAACAAGGACATTGTGTTTACTGCAACGTCAAACTCGGCAGCGACTACCACGTTGATCACATCGTAGCGCTGTCAAAAGGCGGCTCCAACTGGCCCAACAACCTGCAACTTACTTGTGCCAACTGTAACATCAGCAAGCGAGCCATGGACCCGCTCGAGTTCGCCCGCCGCATCGGCAAGCTACTGTGATCATCAGCTATTTCTTGCGCTATACCTCAAGGAGACCTCCCATGAGTGACAAGAACCAGCACGGCGAGATGCACGGCGTGCACCCCAGCCAGCAGTCGCAATTCCCACCGCCAGGGCCCGGCGAGCAGCGGGCAGGGTATCCGGCAGGACCGCCGGAGCCAGGTCAGCCGGGTTGGCGCCCACCGTCGGAGGCGCGCGCCGCACCGGCCGTCGATCAGAAGATGGAGGCCGAGCGCAAGGAGGCGCAGGCGGTTTCCAGCATCGGCGCGCAGATCATCCTCGACTACAACTCCGAGGCCGGTCTCGGAGCCCGTGGCGGTGCGGCCGGTACCATCGAGGAGAACCAGATGGTCCGCGACGAGGGCCTGGCTGCGGTGGGGCTTGATCCGCAGAACCCGAGCGGGCCGCCGCCGATGGCACCACTGGAGCCGCCTCCGGAGGCTGCCAGAAGCAACGCGCCGCCGATCTCCAGCAAGGCCACCAGGATGACCTCGCTGGCCGCCGGTATCATCACCGACGCGCCAGGGACGCCTCCAGGCGGCGGCAATGGGGGCGGCGGTGGTGCCACAGCGCCTGCCAACACCACCGTGCCTGCCGTCACCCAGACAGGCACGACGCTCTCCTGCACCCAGGGTGAGTGGTCGGGCGAGCCCACGTCCTACAGCTACGCCTGGAAGCTCGACGACGCGGCGGCTGGCAGCGACGCGGCGACGTACGACGTGCAGGCCGGCGATGTCGGCAAGAACGCCACCTGCACCGTCACAGCCACCAACGCAGCAGGCTCGGCGGCAGCGCCACCGTCAGTCGGCGTCGTGGTGGCGTAGCCCGCTAACGGTTCCGATCTGCGACTAAATCCTACCGCAGTCCATCAGCGCGCTCGGCATCGTCCGGGCATGCTGATGGCGCACATTGAGGAGGACGCCATGCCGGCGACAAGCACGGGCCGCGGCGCTCAAGTCATCATTGACCCAGGCAGCGACACCGAGAAGGCAATCCGCGGCGCCTACGCCTCATCGATCGAGGCCAACACCGCCAAGGTCAGGGCGGATGTGGCAGCTGGTGTCGTGGCCGATGGATACGGCCCGGACGGCACCACACGCACCGCCAGCATGGCGACAGACACTGCGGTGAACCCAATGGGGGCGAACAACCCGCTGGTGGTGACGGGTAACGGCACGGTCGGCGGCACGCTCACGGTAACTGGCGCTCACATCATCAGCCAAGGCGCGGGGGGCAATCCGTCCATCTCGGCTTATGACACCACAACATCGGGTGGGCGTGGGTTCTGGATCGATCCCAGTCAGAATATGGGGTTTGGCCCAACCAGTAGCGCCGGCGCCCCAACCGCGCAGCAGATGGCACTCACCGCGGCTGGCGGGCTTCAGGTGCAGTTGGGTATTGGCGCCTTCAACGCGACCCCGCCGTCAACGAAGCCAGCGGTAACAGGGTCCAAGGGCGCTAATGCAGCACTCGCCTCGCTGCTGACCGCGCTCGTTGCGTATGGCCTCGTCACCGACAGCAGCACCTGATGACAACCAGCGTTGCCACCATTGCGGAAGGGGTGCTGCGACGGCTCAATGTCGCCGTGGTCCCTGTCGCCGATCTGCCATGGCACGCAACGGCTGTGCAGGTGCCGGCGATTGTTGACGCAGCCTTGCAGGCTCTCGGTGTTCCAGTGCCCGCCCCACATCCGCCTGGCGTGCCCACGATCATCACTGTCGATACCATCGCCACGGCTGTGTTGACCGAGCTTGGCGTGATCGCCGCTGATGAAACGCCATCCCCTTCCGACATGACGCTGGCGCAGGCCAAAGTCAACGCGGTGCATGACGACATGATGGCGCAGGGCATTGTGTCCTGGGCTGTTAGCGCCATCCCGCAGGCCGTCGCCGAGGAATACACCAAGCTGGCCGCGGCAATGTCAGCATCGAGCTTCGGCAAGGTTGTTGATCCGGCGATTGTTGCAATGCTCGAGGGCCGCGTGCGCAAGGTGTCGCAGATCATATCAGCTCGTGACCGGGCCACCCAGGCCGTGTTGGCGGTTCACGATAGCTTGGTCAGTCAGGCTTCCGCGGCCTGGACGAACAACATGATCCCGCAGGCACTGTTCGATGAGTACGTCAGGCTGACCAGCATCCAGCTTGCGCCGATCTTCGGAGTGGCTGCCGATCCAGCGATCGTGCCGGCGCTCGAGGCCCGCGTGCGCCGCTACCAGGCAGTGATCGGCGCACCGGACGCGGCCAACAATGCGGTCATGGATATCCACAACGACCTCTCGATGCGTGGGATCGTGCGGTGGACCGTATGGGATATTCCAGACAGCGCTGCGGATGCCTATGAGAAACTCGCGGCCAGCCAGCTCCTGCCGCTATTTGCCGGGATGTTCGACGCGAAGCTGGACCCGAACGCCGTGCCGCTGGCTGAGCGGCAACTGGCGCGCATGATCGCGCTGCCCACCTCCGGCATACCGGTTCAGATTGCCTACTTCTAAGGGATGCTGATGTATGCCTGATGGCGTAACCATACCAGGCGGCCCGAGCTTCATCGGCCACCCACAGCCGCCAGACGTGCCCTGCGACCCCGTAGGCGAGGCGTGGAGGGGGCCGCAGGGGCCGGTTGGACCACCAGGAGCCACCGGCCCTGCGGGGCCACAGGGGCCTACTGGCGCGGGCAGCGCGGTTCCAGGCCCAGCGGGACCAACAGGACCGGCCGGAGCGACCGGACCCGCAGGCCCGACCGGTTCCACGGGTGCTGCCGGGCCGACAGGCGCAACAGGACCAACCGGAGCGACTGGGCCACCGGGAACCACAACCTTCTCGGGGCTGACCGGTACGGCTAGCTATAGCCAACTCCCGACTGAAGTCGCCCAGATACCGATCGCATTTCCGTTCAGCGGCAAGCCGGCAGCCAGCGCTGTCATCAACGTGCCTATGGCGATGTCTCTCGTTGTTCCTGCGTCCTTGGCGGGCACAACAGCTTACGACACGACAAAGGCAACATCCTCGTCTGTCTTCACAGTCAACCGCATCACTGGTGGTACGACAATCACGGCGATTGGGACAGCGACGATTACCAGCGCAAGCAACACGTCGGTGACATTGGCTGGCAGCGGCGCGACGCTTGCTATCGGAGACGTTCTTCAAGTAGTCGCCCCATCGTCGCAAGACGCAACTTTGGCTGATGTATCACTGACCATCCTGGCGGCGCGCGTCTGATGGCCGGGACAACCTGGAACCCGCTGGACAAGTCGGCAAACTGCGTCCTCACCAATGGCAACCTGACCGCTGGCGCCAGTGGTGCCAGCAACGGCGCAAGGTCCGTCGACGGGCACTTGGCCGGTAAGTATTACTGGGAGCTAACCTGGAACCTCACGCAGACGACTGATGCGGTGGGCATCTCAGCCGCAGGTGCCTCGCTTACCACTGCCGCACCGCTGGCCGGCCAACGGTGCCTGCTGGCCCAGGGAGGCAGCATATTCCTCAATGGTGGCACGGCGGTTGGCGGCGTGGGTGGCTCGGTGTCGGCTGGCTCGGTGATCTGCATTGCCCTTGACTGCACGGGCTCGCTGATCTGGTTCAGGGTGGGCGCCGCCGGTATCTGGAACAACAGCGCGGGCAACAACCCGGCAACCGGCGTCGGCGGCGTGGCGATGGTGACCATACTGGGCGGGCTTCGCCTCTATGCTCACGAGTTCACTGCGGCTGCCAGCGCCACCGTGGTCGCGAACTTCGGTGATAGCGCGTTCACCGGCGCTGTGCCGAGCGGCTTTGTCTCAGGGTTCCCGGCCGGCGGCGATGTCGTCCCAGGCTCACAAGGCGCTCGGGCGATGGTGCTGGCCTGAAGGGCAAACAACTCATGAGGTACCCATGCCCTCCTTCGCCATGACGGTGCCCTACCTACGCACCAGCCCCATCCATATCCCGCGCCGCGACCTCGTGCTCGGCCGCGCCGACAGCCTGTTCCTGCGCGTCACCGTGGTCAGCGATGATAGCGTCTGTGCGCAGGGCATCGAGCTATCCGGGGGCACTGGCGGACCGATGCTGCA